AAGACAGCCATACAAAAGGCTGAAGCTACTATAAGGATGAAAGAAGCAACAGGTGAGATTGATTGGGACTTAGCTGCTATGAGGGCATCCCAAAGCTCGTGGAAGGACGAATGGCTGACTTTACTTTTCAGTATTCCTCTGGTACTGAGCTTCATGGGTGAGTGGGGCAGGGGCATAGTAGCAGATGGCTTTACTGCACTCGCAGGTATGCCGCAGTGGTATCAGATTGCGTTAGGAGCTATCGTAAGTGCTAGCTTTGCTACACGTTCTGCAAGTAAATTATTTAATATGAGAAAGAAATGAGACTAGGTTGGCTAATAAATAGTATGATGGCTATCCTAGTCTTAATTACATTTATGGTGGTGGTATTATGACAGCTAAATTTTTGGAACATAAAACTGTAGACAAAACTAAGAAAGCTAAAAAGGGTAAAAAAGTAGCAGGAGTCATCAAGGATGAAATGGTTGACCCTATACGAAAGTTTATTAAAGAACGAAACTTAGAGAGGTTAAAAAAATCTTTGCAAGAAGAATATATGAAAACAGTAAAAGATAGGAAAAAATATGGCGTTTAAACTGAGTGGTAGAAGTTTAGGAAAACTAGAAGGTGTGCATCCTAAATTAGTAGATACAGTAAAAGAAGCCATAAAGGTGTCACTCGTGGACTTTGGAGTTATCTATGGTGTTCGTTCTCTAGCAGAGCAAAAAAGATTGTATGAAGCTGGCCGATCCCAGACTATGAAATCAAAACACCTTGTACAAGAAGATGGGTACTCACATGCTGTCGATTTAATGGCCTACGATGGCAGTGAGCCAAGCTGGGACATCGTGATGTATGATGACATTGCTGATGCTATGATGATGGCTGCCAATCAAACTGGAGCTAAAATTTGTTGGGGCGCTGCATGGCAAATAAAGGACATAACAAAATGGGATGGAACTATGGAACAAGCCATGAACGCTTACATAGATCTAAGACGATCTCAATCGCGCCGCCCCTTTATTGATGGGCCGCATTTTCAACTCTCAGAAGGATAACCCAATGGAAAGTGCAAGAAAAGCTAAAGAGTATATTAAAAAAAATATAAAAGACAAGGCTAAAAAAGAAGAAAAGAAGAAGAAAGTTATTTCTAAACCCTACACTAAAAAAGAACTTGAGGAGTTAAAAGAAATAGATAAGATATACGGCACAGATCTTTACAACGACTACCTAAGAGATCCACAAGGTTTCCGAGAAAGACAGGGAGGTGTTTACAAAGGTGGTGCTATACAAAAGAAAGCCAAAGGTGGTATGATAGATTATCGTAAGACAGGAATGTTCTACGGTGGTATGCCAAAGAAGACATAATGGCAGGAGTAAAAAGAAAAAATCCAGATGTTATGAAGGGCATCACCATTAAGAGTGGTCTTAAACGTGCTACTGACAAAGGAGCAGGGTTATCTGAAAAAGCAACAAAAATAATTAATAGAAGAACTGGTGGCAATTTAAAAACAGCCGTTACAGAGAGCAAACCTAGAACCAAGGCTAGAGCAGCAAGAAGAAGGTCGTACTGTGCTAGAAGTGCAGGTCAGATGAAGAAGTTTCCAAAAGCTGCAAAAAATCCAAACAGTAGACTGCGACAGGCAAGAAGAAGGTGGAAGTGTTAATATGGCTAGACAACTAACAGAGAAACAACAGAAGCTACTAAATGTTTTATTTGATGAAGCAGGTGGGGACATTGTTCTTGCAAAGAAGCTGGCAGGGTATGCTGACGCATCAAGCACAACAGATGTAGTAAAAGGTATAAAAGAAGAAATACTAGAGGCCACACAAGAATATATGGCGAGAAACGCACCACGAGCTGCTGTTGCGATTGCAGGTGGTTTAGTAGACCCAACAGAGCTAGGTATACGTGATAAACTCGCTGCGGCAAAAGAACTGTTAGATAGAACAGGACTTGTGAAAACAGAGAAGATGCAGGTAGAAGCAACAGGTGGTGTTATGCTTATGCCACCAAAAGAAAAAGTAGATGAATAGATCAATAGGACGTTGGAAGTTACCACAACCAACAGACTTAAAAGAAGAACGAGAGTGGGTAGCGATACCACGCATAGCAAGGACGATACCTTTTGGTTACATAGTAGATGAAGACGATCCTGATCTACTACAGCCTGTGAAGTTAGAGTTAGACTTGCTAGAGAAAGCACGAGACTACATCAAGCAATATTCTTACAGAGAGGTAGCAAACTGGCTTACAAAAAACAGTGGCAGAGAAATATCTCACGTAGGATTGATGAAGCGATTAAAGAATGAGCGACAACGTAAGAACAAAGCTACAAGCCTACGCAAGTGGGCAGAGTATGCCGAAAAAGCGATCAACAAAGCCAAAGAGATTGAAGAAAGCCGTACAGGGGCAACCTCCGAAGCCAGAGGTTAAAGAGACAGTAGTAGAGTCTCTGCCGATAGAAGAGTCACGGAATATAATCTTCAAGCCGAATGAAGGTCCTCAAACAGCTTTTCTTGCAGCAAATGAAAGAGAAGTTTTGTATGGTGGTTCAGCAGGAGGTGGCAAAAGTCTTACGCAATGCTTGGCGATCCTTTGCGTTATATGGGACATCCTTCTTTCAGTGGCTTACTACTGCGTCACACCACAGAAGAGTTACGAGAACTTATATTTAAAAGTCAAGAACTCTACCCTAAAATATGGAAGGGTATCAAGTGGTCAGAACGAAAGATGCAGTGGGTTGCTCCATCAGGGGCAAGACTATGGATGTCTTACCTAGATAGAGATGACGATGTACTACGATATCAAGGACTAGCATTTAGTTGGATTGGTTTTGACGAACTTACACAGTGGGGAACACCATTCGCTTGGAACTACATGAGATCACGTTTACGATCCACATCTCCTGACCTGCCAGTGTATATGAGAGCTACAACAAATCCCGGAGGGCGTGGACACCACTGGGTAAAGAAGATGTTTATTGACCCTTCACCGTATAATATTTCATTCAACGCCACCGACATTGAGTCAGGGGAAGAACTCAAGTATCCAGCAGGACATCAAAGAGCAGGACAGCCACTATTTAAACGTAGGTTTATACCTGCTAGACTTACAGATAACCCTTATCTCTCAACTCAGGGCGATTATGAAGCAATGCTTCTATCCCTTCCTGAACAGCAAAGAAGACAACTATTGGAAGGCGATTGGGATATTAAAGAAGGAGCAGCTTTCACCGAGTTTGATCGCAACATACATGTGGTTGAGCCTTTTCGTATACCTAGCAANTGGGTTAANTTTAGGGCATGTGACTATGGGTATGGAAGTCATTCTGCCGTTGTATGGTTTGCTGTTAGCCCATCAGAACAGNTAGTNGTGTATAGAGAGTTGTACGTATCAAAAGTATTAGCTACAGACTTAGCAGACATGATACTAGATGCAGAAGCTGANGATGGCAATATAAAGTATGGAGTGNTGGACAGTTCTCTCTGGCACAAACGAGGTGACACAGGACCAAGCCTAGCAGAACAAATGATTATGAAAGGCTGTAGGTTCAGACCTTCTGATAGAAGTCGAGGAAGCAGGGTATCAGGTAAAAATGAAATACATAGACGTTTACAAGTTGATGAATTTACAGAAGAGCCACGCTTGATTTTTTTTAGCACATGCACTAACACTATTTCGCAACTACCTGCGATACCACTTGATAAAAAAAATCCTGAAGATATAGACACAAACTCAGAAGATCACTTGTATGATGCTTTAAGATATGGTATAATGTCAAGACCAAGGTTCAGTATATTTGACTATGACCCTGCAAACAGACACACAAACAGTATGCCTGTAGCAGACGCAACATTTGGATATTAATATGGCAGAAGATAATATAAACGAAGAAGTTTTCATGGACGATTCTACGATAGCTGTAGAAGACACAGAGGTAGGAAGTGAAGACGATTACAATAGCTCAAACATTATACCCTTCATAATGTATCGCTACAAGAAAGCCGAAGACTACAGAGAACAAGATGAACGGAGATGGTTAAAAGCCTACAGAAATTATAGAGGTTTATACGGTTCTGATGTACAGTTTACAGAAGCAGAGAAGTCACGAGTATTTATTAAGGTAACAAAAACTAAAACACTTGCGGCATATGGACAGATAGTTGATGTGTTGTTTGCTAATAATAAGTTTCCTCTTACGGTAGACCCAACGGAACTACCAGAGGGTGTGGTATCCAATGTAAGCTTTGATCCAAAAGAACCAGAAGAGATACGAGAAAGATTAGACGAGCTAGAAAATCCTTACGGCTTTGCAGGGGACGGTAAAGATCTACCTGCAGGAGCTACTAAAGAAAGCTTAATGGAGAAGCTAGGACCTTTAGAGGGTAAGCTTGACGATGTGGATAATCTACGTGAGGGTGTGGGCAAGACACCAACAGCTATTACATTTAGTCCTGCAATGGTTGCTGCAAAAAATATGCAAAAGCAGATACACGATCAGTTGGAAGAGTCAAACGCAAACAAGCATCTACGAAGCACAGCATTTGAAATGGCTCTGTTCGGTACAGGTGTAATGAAAGGACCTTTTGCAATCGACAAAGAGTATCCTAACTGGGATGAGGAGGGCGAATACTCACCAATATTTAAAACAGTGCCACAAGTTTCACATGTATCAGTGTGGAACTTCTTCCCTGATCCAGACGCAAACAACATGGACGAAGCACAGTATGTGATAGAAAGACACAAGATGTCACGATCACAGCTACGTGCGTTGAAGAAAAGACCTCACTTTAGAGGACAGATTATTGACGAAGCTATTGCACTAGGTGAGAACTACAACAAAGAATACTGGGAAGACGATCTATCAGACTACTCCCCTGAACACGCTATTGCACGATACGAAGTGCTAGAGTATTGGGGCATGGTAGATACAGAGATGTTAAAAGAACATGGAGTAGACATACCTGAAGAGATAGCAGATCACGATGAGATACAGGCAAACATCTGGATATGCAACAGTAAAGTTCTACGAATGGTGCTTAATCCATTCAAACCTGCAAAGATACCATACATGGCTGCCCCTTACGAACTTAACCCATATAGCTTCTTTGGTGTTGGTATTGCAGAGAACATGGACGATACACAGACATT